TGTAAACCTTTGTAGCTTGTGCGACTTCCTGCTGTGTCTTTTTGTAAATTTGGGTAACTTTATTTGCCGCTTCTTGCTGCACCAATATTTGGTTGCCGCCAGCTTTGGCCAAAATCAATGCCTTATCAAAAAGAGATAACTGCTCCTCTACGTTTCCGTTTTCTATTTCAAGCAATTTCTTTGTTTTTTCTTGCAGGATTTGTGCTGCTGCTTCCGTTCTTGCCTTTTGTGCAATCAAAGCAATTTGCATTTTTACCCTTTCATTTAATGCTTGCAGAGAATTCGCATTTGCGATGTTTACATCATCAGTTGCAATCCCGGCCTGCTTTAACTTTTCAAGTGCGCCATTCCTTTCAACCTCGGATTTCTTTGTGTCCTGAACAACGCTGTTGTAGTAGTTCAAATCAGCTGCTTGCTGTTTGGTTTCTGCTGCTGCTAAGTTCATGGCCTTGTTCATCTTGGTCATTTCGCTTTGAGCAAAGCCCATTGATTGTGCAAGCTCGTCAAAATTGGTGGCCACATAAGCAATGGCAGTAACCAACAATCCTATTCCGGTAGCCAAAAACGCTTTGGAAGCGGTGGTCATTGAATTGAATGCGCTCACTGCAATTTGACCAAATGCCCTAAATTGTTTGCCTGCATCCAATACACCTTGAATACCTTGTGCCAATGCCATTGCGCCTTGAACTTTGAGTAGGGCCTTTTGCACATCTTCGCTTTCCGAGCCAAACAATGCCATCGCACCCTGGGCAGCTTGTATGCCACTTGCGACACCGCCCACCATTTTACCGATTGCTTCAAATTTATCAGGGTTCAATGCCTGAACACGCTGCTGCAAATCTTGCATTGTATCTTTCAGCTCCGCAACCCTTTTTGTAGCTTGTAACGCTTGCGGTGAGAACTCACCGAATTTCTGCGCCATTGCTGCCGCTTCTTGGGTTGCTTCCCTAATTTGTGTTTTTAGCGATTTTACGCTGTCCGTGCCACTGGTTTTGGCTTCGAGATTTATTGCTACCGTTGTTGCTGCCATTTTATTTATTTGTTAAAACATACCACTGAATGCCATCACTGACAAGGTAGGTTGTTCCGTATTGGTTATTGATGTTGTAGTGGTCGTCATTGTCGATTAAGTCACCCGTGCTGGCTTCAATGCGTAGTGTGCCGCCTGCACCTTTCTTTACCACCCAAAACGCTTTGGAAGTGCTGGTAGATGCCGGGGGCAAAGTGATTGTGTGGTTGCCACCGGATGAAAAGATAATGATGTCGTATTGCAGCTCGGCAGTGTAGTTGGCTGTTGGATAAACAAAACGGTTGGTTCCGAAATTATACGGTAATATTTCCTGCCCTTGTACCCACACCTCATTGCAACCAACCGGAACCGGTGGAGCTTCACCAATCACAATGCTGTCATCGCAAAGGAATGTAACCCCACTGGTGGCAAATGCAGCGTTGCGCTGGCCGTAATTGGTAAGGCCATTGCCTACCATTATACCCTCACCTACATTGTTGAAATATCCAAGTGAAACACCCTTGTTTTCAATGACCTTTCCCTGCACATTACCACCACCGGGGTTGTATTCTTCATTCCTGCCGCTGCTTTGTGAGCCACCACCCCCGATTGTTCCGGTGGTTGATGCAAAAGTTTGTCCGGTTTTAAGAAATAGGAACTCACAAATATTGACCGATGGGTTAATCGGGTCGTAGTCATCAACCTTATTCAGCCTAAAATAGTTATTGTCGAAGTAGTAAAGGTCACGAAACGACAATCTTTCCATGTCAGCAGGGGTAAGGTAGAAACTACCGCGTACAATCTTGCTGTCTTTGTCCGTTATTTCGCTGATGTATTTGCCCCAATAAGCATTGTAAAGGTTGTTATTTGTTATTGCAGTACCGGGAGCCACACCGATAAACCGGGGCATACCGAAATTGATGTCGCTTGTGGATGCTGTTGGGTCATCCAAATGGCCCATAAAAGGATAGTTTGATTTGGTCGTTGTTGTGCCAACGCTCAAACCCGGATTTCCATTGGCCACCACATACGGCAAACAAGTTTTGTATTTGTATTGCAATATCCGCAATTTACCCGTTTTGAAATCCTGCGCATTGGTTTCCATTGATGGCAGATATTTGTCCTCGTTTTGCGTTTTGGCTATCAAGGTAGGGGCAAAGCCTATTTCGATTTTCTTTTCATCTTTCAGGAAATCGTTGTTTACTACAATTGGCCTATCACCGTAAGTACGCGCATAATCTTCCGTGTAGTATTTATTTTGGTCATCGTCACCCTCTGCATAGGTAAACAAATATTTACCGGCATCAAGCTCTCCCATTGGAATAATCTCAAGGGGTTGAGATAAATCCCTTTTGGTTGTCCAGTCGCGTACATTTGATGTGAAGAATTCTTCCCTCGGCATGATGACTAATTTCTTGGTCATGTCTGCATCGGCTTCCGCATACAAATTAAACATGCTGAAAATCCACCGCATGAACTCGCGTTGCTTTACTTCGCTGTTGGTGAAAAATCCACTGAAATCCATTGTGTCATCATAGGCATATGAACTCTCAACAATGGTGTTGTAAAACTTGCTGGTGCTGTTTACGGTTGTAGTGGCTGCATTGATGATGGCTCCGCTGCTGTCACGAATAAATCCGGGCCGTATGGTTACGGCATCATTTTTTTGCAGCCTGACACCCTCAAAAACAATTGTATCGTCAAATGTAGTATTTCCGGAACCATCGGCTACTTTGTAAATTGCAACCTCTTTGAAGAATTTATTGTTAATGAATAGCTGAAAACGGATGCTGTTTGTAACATTGGGCTGCAAATTTGCTGCGGTTCCATTCATGTAGAAATTAAAGTCATACTTTTGATTGAAAAACCCATTGACAAAATTGCTGGTGGTTGGGTTGTACTGACCGCTTGGGTCAAATATCTCAACCGGGAAATTGTATTGACCGCCTTGTCCGTATGTCGTAGTGCCTGATGCCTTACCCTCAAATTGCCTATTTTGTATATCGGTTTCGGATAGTATCGGTGACTTTGTCGGGCATGGTACCACAAGCCTTTTAAATTGTGCTGTGTTGAAAAAACTGCCACTCGTATAGGTGTACCCGGCACCGCTAAAAATCTTGTCTACAATCGTTTTTGCGTAAATGTACGGGGTCATGTTATCCGTGTACAGCGTTTGATAATTAGCATAGGCTCCATTATCCATCCATCCGTACACATAACCCTCACCAGTTGGCGCACCACCACTGAAATTTACATAGGTGGTTCCGTTTTTTATGATGCTGGTGTTCCAAGAATTGAAGATATTTGTGCTGCTGATGGTGTGGTTGAACTCCGTAAAATCCAAACTGCCCAATTTGGCATCGGCAACCTTTGCAAATAGGTCGGCAAGCTGCCCGTGCATGGAGCATTCGTACTCTATTTGGTTGAAATCATTGACCTTAATTGACAGCAAACGGATAAAGCCCTCTATTTGTGTCACCTCATCCACTTGCAGGATGGCATCTGCTTTCAAGTTCGGGTTGAAATCAGGGCTAAAATTGGTCGCGCTGGTGTTGCGGATGCTCAGGTTCAAATCAAACAAGTGGGTAAACAGCTTGTTATTTGCCTTTGTGCCCGGCAGCGTGAATGTCTTGGACCAATCCGAGCTCCGGCTTTCCGGCTCCCGGATATCTGCAATGGATTTGTTTATCAAAATCCCGAAGTCGCTCGGCAAATCAACGCTGACATTACCGCATACTAATCTTACGTTGTTCATGCGTTTTGTAACCTTTCAGGTTCGGTGTATTGAACAGTTATTTTCAGGTTGTTTGGGCCTGCGATATCATCGAACACCTCATAGGAAGTGTCCACGATGTTCACCGGGATATTTCCGAGGAACACCACCGGGCTGGCAATCAAATCTTGCAGCCATTCAAATTCGCGCTCGTTCAAAAAGTTGGTGTTGAGTATCACCTCTTTGGTCTTTTCCACTGCGTAATTGGTCAGGCCGTGTTTGCTGGTGTCGTATGCGTAGGTAGTGCCCGCGGTGAGCGTGTAATTATTGCGCTTAAATTGCTTTCTGCTGATGTTGTATTTGTCAGTTGATGCCATGCTACACCTTACGCTTTCAAAGCCGCCCAATGGGTTCAGGAAGTACAAATATTGCGGTGAGTATTTGCTGCACTCTTCAACGATATCAAAGCGGTATAATTCAGTACCGGGGTTGCTGCCGGGGTCACTTATGACTTGCATCGTGTAGTAACTTGTATTCGCAGGGATAACGCTGCCTGCTGTACCGGATGCCAGCTGCCCAGCGGTTAGTGCGTTTAGGTTGGCAGGCCCGGCCCCAACGCGGAGCAGATATTGTGTTTTGTCCGCTGTGTCGGTAAAGGTGTTTGCAATCACGCTGGTAGCAATCAATGTGCCGCTGCCATCGTAGGCCAAAATCCGCACATCAACATTGTTGGCTGCTCTCAAAAAATAAAGGTAGTCATTTTGCACCAATGTAACCCTGCGCTGCCTAACCCTTGTCAGGAATTTTACGGAAGTGGATGGGAAGCTCACTTGATAATCCGCAATGGTTTCTCCTGCGTACAACCCAAACAAAGCATTCCATGCAAATTTCCCGGTATCGGATGCCAAATTCAAATATTCTGCACCACCGTATTCCTCACCAAATTCAACCGAGTAAAGCACAAGGCTGTTGGCACACTTTGCTGTGGTGGTGGTGGCTGTGTTAAAATCATAGGTCACATAATTTTGCAAAATTCGTGACAAGTTGAACACCCCTTTGTCAGTGGTTCCGTAGAAAATAGGGGCTTTTAGCTTTGCAATGGTGTTGCCACCGCTGTCTTTTACCACCGCAACAAACTTGAAATTTGTCTGCGTGTAGTTGGTGCTGCTTAAAACATAGGAAATATCCGAATAAACGGGTGCAATGTCGTTTGGTTCGGTAATGATAGTGATTGCCATTACCTTAAAGAGTACGTTATTGGGTAACCTCGGTAGTCACAAACACCTGAACTTGCCTGCCAATTACATCACCGATGCTGCCTGCAATAGCTTCAATGGTTTGCGGTGTCAAAACATCCTTGATAAAATTACCACCTTTGTAGCCAAAACGCTTGATGGTTCCCTTTGCCGCTATTTTGTTGGCAATAGCTATGGCCATTGACCGCCTGCGTTCCAAAACTGATTGTTTGCTCTCTCCTTTGCTTTTGCGGACTTGTATTCCCTTTTGGGTTATCCACTCCTCAATGGATGCAATCGGTGGCCGCCTGCCCCGTTTCCTGCCATCCTCAACCCATTGGTAATAATCTACCATCGTGATTGCCAAAGTCACACCATTGGCAGTTTCAACGTAATTGGTGGGGTCAATGTTTTGTATAAGGCTTTTGGATGCAGTCAGTTTTTTTGCCCTGATGTCCTTTTCAAGTTCTTTGATTATTGCGGTGGCTGTGTTTGCCAGGGCTTCACCCAAAACGGAACCGCCCATGACTTGATTGGCTTGCGATTGGGTAATTCCAAGCCTATCCAAAATACCGCTATTGATGGCATCAAGTTGTGCCTTTGTTATACTCATTTTGCACCGGGTGGGGGAATTGAACCCCCGTCCACCATCTTTGAATTGCTCTTATAGTGCCGCTCAAAGCAACCCGTTATCCGGAATGGAGATGTTACCAATATACACTAACCCGGCAAGGTCGTAACCCCATAGAATAGTACCTAAAGTAGCTCCTGCAGCAAAGCAATTTTGTAAACGCTGCTATCCTTTGAACTTTTTGCGGACTGGGCGGCTTGGTTTAATCTTTCGGCCCGTGCCCGTTGCTTCTCGTTGTGGAAGCTCACAGCGTTCAAAAACTCTATGAGGCTCATGTTTAGAAAATAATCCCATTTTGTCCTATCTTGATTTGCGATACCATCAACGGTCTTCAACCACGTTATTGCTGGCCGCTCTTTTCGCCTGCCATCTTCCTCAGGCTCTCCACTTCCTGCTCTAAAAATGCTCGGGTAGTTTCGAGTAACCCCGGCAAGCATAGAGAAAAAAAAAGCGTGTAGGCATACGCTACCGATATCGGCATACGGTTACGAAACAGCTCTGCCAAATTATCAAACTCTTCCGATTTAACGGGTTTTGATATTCCCAGCATTGATTTGCGGACACACAGCGAAGCCATGATTTTGTGCAAGTTGCCAATCCATTTGCTGTTGTCGGCAAACAAATCCTGCACCGTGATAAATTGATGCGCGGCAAGTTGGTTGTGATTGACCACGAAGTAATACCACGTTCCACCTATGCGAAAAGTTTTGATGTCCTTTGGGTTTGGTAGCGTAGCCATCCACCCCAAATCTTTTACAATGGCGGTCAGTTCCACGATAGCCAGCTCCTCGATTGCATCCGTACTTTTTCCGGTAAGGATTGCCACCGTTTTGATTTGGTTTTCAAATGTCGGTTCGGTCAGTAGTTGTAACTCCTGAAATTGCCCGATGCTTACCTGGTTCCAATTTTTTGCGATTTTCATTTTACAAATTTATACCACAGCTCACGAAATGCAAATCTGCAAAGCTCCCAAGCTATGATGGTTACGATTATCATATGAGTACAAATACACCCTTTTTATTTTTAAGTGAGCAGTGCCGGGCAAGGGCAAGCGCAACCACCGCATCGTCGTGCAACCCGGATGGTGCAGAATACCGCATACCCGTTTGTGTGTGTTCAAATTCAAAATTCCGCATTTCATCTGCAATCACCCCCTCCGGAAACCGGATGGAAGCAGCATGGACATCGGCTGTTAACTGCTCCATCATTTGCTGTTTGCTTACGCTGGTAAACTTCACCCCCAAAATCTTAGGGCAGTGCCGTTGGATATTCTCAACAATCGGGTCACCTACACCCGTGCTATCAATCGCAGCCGGGGTGCTACCAACTACTTTGATAATTCTCTGTTCCGTTTGCGCCCAATCCATTTGAAACCTCTCAAAGTGGCATACCTTGTATTCTGCATCCAAGCCAATTATCACAGTCCAATCCGTGTACTTTGCCAAATCTATGCCGTACCATTCAACGGGTTTGCCGGAAAGCGGCTCAATACATTGGTTGATATATGACAATCCAAATGGGTTGCTTCCATCTTCGGTTGGTTCTGCCATGTAAAGCTCCGAAAATATATGCGGTGGCAAATCCCTTTTAGCCTGCTCCACTTCCTCAAATGCCAATATCCCTGCATTCACACCATCGTAGGCGGTGATTTTGTGGAACTCGTAATCCGGCTCACCCATCCGGGCACGTTCTGCCATCTTATACCCCCAATTCTTTTTGCCCTTTACGTTGCCAATCAGCTTGCATTTGCCTTGTGTCTTGGTTAGGGTGGAACGCAGGGCAAACCACGCTTCCTCACGCGCCCTGGTGAACTCATCAAACACAGCCGCATACACATCATCCCCATAAAGGTTGTCGGGCTTCTCTGCTGACTTAAATTGAATGATGCCACCCATTGGTGTAGTCAGTCGCAGCTTACTCTCATTGACCTTAAAAAAGCCCTTGTCGGTAACTTGTGAGCGCATACGGTTGAACGCTATCTCTGCCTGCTGGTAAACCGGGGCCACCCACCAAACGCTTTGGTTTTCTTTTAAGCGCAATGCCTGCTCAAATAGCCAAATGATGTGTGATGCTGTTTTGCCTACTTTGGTGGCCGCTGCTGTAATCGTGTACCTTGCCGGGCTGTCTAAGATAGCCCGTTGGTAATCGGTTACAAATGGCCGAGTGTAGGTTATTTGCATAGCTGCTGGTAAAATGCCAATCGTTTTTGGTTGATGCTGGTCAGGTCATGGATTTTGTTCGTGTACTTTTGGTTGTTCTCACCAACGATTTTAAGGTCGGCTTGCTCATACATTTGTTTCATTGCAGCAAACCACGCTTCCGGGGTGTTTACAGTAAACTTTACACCCGGATTAATTGAAAGGTACGGGGCCACTTCCGATGCAATCACGGGCAACCCATACGCAGCCGCTTCAATTATTTTCAGCTCGGATTTGCAGTTGTTCCATTTGGTGTTTTCAAGGGGTGCCAGGGCCACATCAAACAAGCGGTAGAAATTGCCGTACTCGTTTACGTTTTGCGATGGTGCAACCACCACTTGCGACCGTAGCTTTTCAGCACAGCCGTTGAACTTGTATAAAATGCTTTCCCACATACTGCCGGGTTGGTAACCACAAAGCACAAACCGAACTCTGTCACCGTAGTAATCGCACATTTGCGCAATGGCATCCGAAATCAGCATGATGTCGTTGCTGTGGGTAATGCCACCTACCCAGCCAAAGGTGATGACATCACGCTGCTGTGGTTCCAATAGCCATTGCTCATCGGTTAAATCAAGGGCATTGGGCAGCACTTGCACATTTTGGTTATACTGCCTAATTTCATTTGCAAGGAAATCGGTGGTTGTGGTCACCCCATCAGCGTAGCGGATAGCATCAATGATGCGCTGCTTCAATTTATGCTCCCGGTAGTATTTGTAAACCGGGTGGAATTTGGGCAGCACCCAGTGGTCATCAATATCCACGATGTAGGGTATCTCATGCTTTGCCAAATAGTGCAGTATTTCGTAGTGGTTCTCGCCTAGGTCACGATTAAACAACACAAGGTCGTATTGTTTTAGTTCGGGCAACCCTGCCTTTTGAAAATCCTGCGACACGTTCACCTCGATTTCCTCTGCATGGTCTATCTGCAACCGCTTCAAAGGGGTATAAAGGCGGTGGTATTCAACCCCACCCATGCCTTGCCAAAGTGCTAATACTTTCATTTTTTGTAAACTTCTTTTATGTCGTTCCAAATAACCCGAAATCGGGGATTAGTAGCCAGCAGCAAGTGCCAAAACATTACCCGTAACTTTTTATTCCTGCGCAACTTTTGGTTGGCGAGTATCAAACTCCAATCCATTAGCAGGATTTTTTTGCTCATTTGTCGTTTGCTCATTTGTCGCCTAAGTCAAGGGTTATTTTTATCTCGCCTGATACGTTCTGCGTCACATCGGCTGTTTCTTTGGGCTTGCCAAACACACGAGAAAGCAGCGTTTCAATGCTGTATAGGCTGCCTTTCTCCAATGATTTGCGCATGGCATTGGCAATCGTCTTTTCCAAGATGGTTGCCTTGGGGTCTTGCCATACCTCTTTCAGCTCATCCAATGTCATGGACAACATGGCCTGCACGGTGTCGTTTACTTCGCTCACCTTGTAGCCGTTTTCTTTAAGCAGGGTCACAAACTTTTTGGGTCTGCCATTGGGGTTTTGCACCACACCTTTTTGGAATGGTTTAAGATTTTGTTCGTTTGCCATTGTTCACTATTTATTCACTATTTTATACTTCTTTGCCACAAGTCGGGCAAGTGTCGCGCTCCGGTTTTTCTTTCTCCTCATCAATGGGTATTTTCAACCCCCAATGTTCAAGCAAATCAGCATCCCACTCATTGGCCAATTCATCGTAATTCCACTCACCAAAGGAAAGATTGTCCTTGATTAGAAATTCATCACGTTGTTTGGCTGTCCATGTGTCTGCCAAAATAATGGGCACTTCTTTGGCTCCGATGTCGGACAAAGCTCGCAGCCGCATATTTCCACCAAGTGCCACATATTTGCCATGCTCATCCGTGAAGCAAACAATGGGCCGGGTTTCCAACATCTCTGGAAATTCAATAATTGACCGCTTTAACTTTGCGAAATCCTCATCCCTAATTACCCGGGGGTTATTTGGATTTGGTTTGACGTCGCTTAGTTTTACCCACTGCATTTTTTTTGATTATTACTTCGATGCTAAATTCTCCGTTGTTGTGTTCCTCGGGCTTGTCTGCGTTAGTGGCTGTGTCGATGACCTCAATATCCCAATTCTCTTTAATACCCGTTTGAAAGAGTACACCATCAACGCTGAATGTATGTGGCGGCTCACATGAGTAGGGAAGATAGAAATATCGGTGGTCAAGGTTCCAACGGCTCGGAAGCGTTTTTTTGCGCTCGTACAAATCGCGGTGCGGAATGCTGATAATGATATGTCCACCCGGCTTGCAGATACGATGCCAATTTTGGATGGCAGTTACCGGGTCATCCAAATGCTCCAGCACGTGCGAAGCGTAAACGTAGTCAAAAGTATTGTCTGCGTATTTGTCCATCGTTGTAGCGTCGCAGTCGTCTTTGTCATGGTGAATGCAATCGGTTAGGCTGATGGTATCCACCCCATCGTAAGTGTCTATTCTGCCGCAGCCGATGTCAATGCCCTGGCCCTTGATGTAAAGGTCGTAAAATCCTGCTGCCTGTCTGCGTTGGTGTGCTTTTCGTGTTTCAGCCATTTTTGATTATTTGTAAAAGGTTTAAGATTGTCCATGCCCCGTAGCCGTTTGCCCCGGTTGGGATTACGTTGTGAGCGGTCGGGCATATTTCTAAAATACGGGGGTGCTTCATTTGCTCTGCTATTGCAAAGGCCATTGATTGGTTGCCTATAAATAATTGCGAACCTTGAATGGCTTGGGCCAGCTCGTAGAAATTGTCCACCTCGTAGTGCTTAATGTTTGGCAGCTTTGCGCTTATGACCTTAAACTCCTGCGGCAACCCTACAAAAGTAATACGCTCCTGATATGGTTTGAGGATGCTGTAATCAAAAGTGTGGTTGTGGTATCGGCTGGTTCGGTTCAGCACAATGTCAAAAGCTATGTTGCCGGGGTTCAAATTAAAATCAACCGGGATTGATAGGTCGCAAGTCAGCTCCGGGTAAACGTGAAAGTACCACTGGCTGATGTGCCCGGTGTAGTTATGGATTTTGCGGAATAAATCGAAGTTGTAATGAACCTCTTGCGGCTGCTCCGTGATTTCGCAGTTGCCAATAAAGTCGGTAGCCATCAGCAATGGGGTAAGCATCTCTGCAATGGTTTGGTTCATCTGCACATTGCCGAGTGGATGGTTCATGCCAGCGTATTGCCCCGGCACATTGATACGCAAATACAAATGTACCTTTTCGCCCTGTATCTCGGCTGCTTTACGCATGGCTGGCAAGGAGTAAATCAAATCCCCTGCGTTGCCGCTGTGTATTATTTTAACCATTGGCTTCGTTGTAAAGTGATTTTACCGCATCAATCATGCAGGCACGGCAGGCCGGGATATATTTGCCGTGCTTGCGCTTGTATATTTCGTTGACCTGACCGTACAATCCCGGTGGGATGGCCATCGTTCCGGTGCGGTTGATTTGGTCAATGTGCTGCTTTAATTGCAGGCAGATTTGTTTTTCGCTTTCGGTCATAGGTAACGGTCAATAAATGCCCCAACAACAGCGGTCATGGCAGCGTAGGCCACACCCCATATTCCATACTGATATACCCATACAGCACAGCCCATCCACCATGATAGGCAAAAACCGCATTCCCAGGGTTTGATTGCGCTCCGCTTACTGCTGTCCACTTTCAGGATGAAACTAACAATGGGAGGGTACAAGTACCTACTCATTATTACGCATAAGCAGGCCAGTGCTATGATGTTAGTCGATAATGGCATTGTAATTATCATTTAGTTGCTTTTTTATTTCGTTGATGATTTGCTGAATTTCCCGGTAGTTGATTGAAGTCATTTTTGCCATTGCGGCCATTGAGATATGCTGCTGATAAAGTTCCCAAAGCCGTACGACATACCAATCGCTGCGGTCGAATTTTGCCGCCACCTTTTGGAAGTCGATGGTGTCAAATAATCCGTACATGACCTCTTTGTCGGGTCGGGCTTCATCAGGTATCTCATCAACATCATCGGGCAGGGTTTCGGATATGCGTAAATTATTTTTGAAAAATTGGGTTCGGGTGTTTCCGTGTATCATGTTCACAAAGGAGCGGATGGCATACCACTTGATATTGTATTTGGTTGTCAATTCCTCGAGCTTGTGGTCGGGCAGTTGACAAAGGTACAACATAAACTCCTGCACCATTTCCTCATGATGTCGGCCGCCGATGTTTTTGGCCACTTGATTAATCCAGTCGCTGCTTGCAATGTCATGTAATATCTTATCTCGATTGGACAATGTGGTGCAGGAAATCCTTGTATTCCTTTTTATCCCCAAGTTTTATATGGCATTCCCGGCATAAGGCAATCAGGTTGTCTATCGTGTCGGCCTTTTTAGTGCCGCCCATGCCCCGGGCTTCGATGTGGTGAATGTCAACCGCCTGCGTGTGGCATACCTCGCACGGGATGAAGTCGGCAACGTCGTAGCCCATGCCTTTCAAATATGCTTTCGTGTGCGGTTTGATGCCACAAAGTTTAGACATTATTCACATGACTTGATAAAAATGTTAATAACTTTTTAATAAATCCCTTGTTTAGTATATTTTTCTAAACTATGTTTGCAGCATGAACAACGAAAAAAACTATTTCGAAGATGGCTACCAAGCTAACCGCCTATTTTCAATTGGCAATCACGATGGAATGAACCCCTACAAACAAGGCACGTTTGAATTCAAAGAATGGGAAAAGGGATGGAGCTGGTACATTGAAACCCAAGATATGCGCACCCGGGACATGGCCAGCGACATAGCAGATGATGAACGCAACGAGCGTGAGCGAATGGAAGATTTGGATTATTCTCAGGATTAATTTGTATATCTAAAAAGTATATACTACATTTGCATTCAATTCGGAACCACACGACTGAACCCCGTGCCGCAATTTCCAAGAAATGAAACAAAATCTAATTAACACCCACGCAAGTAAAAGGGCGGCTGACTTGGAGCCGGGTTCAACCTTTGAAAGTGTGGGTGTTTTTTTTATGAATATTTACAAACCCACAAAATTACCTATCGCAGAATGCGATGACCAAATTGAAGATTTAGAAATGCGCAAAGAATATGAAGATTACCGATGCCAACGTGGTGAGATTACCGATTTGCAGTGCGCGTTTTTAAAAGATGAACACCAACTGAAAATCATGTATTACCAGCGTTGCAAAAAATTAACATTAAAGCCATGAGCAAAGACCCTGCATTCTTATTCTATTCAAGTGATTTCCTAACCGGAACCGCATTGATGACCGATGAACAAATTGGCAAATACATTAAGCTGCTCTGCTATCAGCACCAAATGGGGCATCTTTCGGAGCGTGATATGTTGAAGATATGTAAAACATATGATGAAGATATATTCAGCAAATTTGAAAAAGACCAAGATGGATTGTTTTTTAATGCCCGCTTAAGTCAGGAAGTTGAGAAAAGGAAAGCATACAGCGAAAGCAGAAGGCAGAATAGAACCAAAAAAGATATGAATAACATATGTAATTCATATGTCCCACATATGGAAAATGAAAATATAAATGTAATTAGTATTAAGAATAAAGTACCAAGTGTTGAGGAATTTATCGAATATGCCAACCTTTCTGCTGATTACAAATTCACCCTGACCGCCAAATATGAACAATGGAAAGCCGATGGATGGCAGGATGGCAACGGCAAAAAAATCAAGAATTGGAAAACCAAACTGAAAAGCACCATTCCATATCTTCGCCCTTTTAAACAAGACGAACCAACCAAAATAACCTACCTAAATGACTGAACAAACAATAATCGGAACGTGGCTACAACGTAATTACCTTGAACATACAGCCGTAACCCGGGCAGAGTGGTTTCAAGACCGCGATATGAAAGCCCTCTGCATCATTTTACAAGCCATGTATGCTAACAACGAGTACATTGATAACGTGGCTGTGGTGCAGAAAAACAAAAAGCTGGCTATTGCTATTGCAACGGCCAACCAATTTGCAGTGTTTGAAGATTTGACCAGGCACGTTCAATATCTGCATCAGGAATATGTGCGCAGGACACT